GAAAAAAGTGTTGTTCTGAAGAATGCGATTGAACCTATTCCTGTACATACAAAACCAAAAGACGGCCCGATTCGACTTGCATATATTTCCACACCACATCGTGGACTAGATGTATTGATTGGTGCATTTAAAGCATTGAAATTGGAGAATGTCGAACTTGACATATATTCAAGTTTTAAGATATATGGTTGGGAAGAACAAGACAAAGAATGGGAACCTCTTTATAATGCATGTAAAGAAACACCAAATGTGAATTATCATGGAACAGTTTCTAATGATGAAATTCGATCAGCGTTACAACAAACACATATCCTTGCATATCCAAATGTCTATCCAGAAACAGGATGTATATCTGCAATCGAAGCAATGAGTGCAGGATGCATTGTAGTATGTCCAAATCTTGGAGTTCTTCCAGAAACATGTGCTAATTTTGCATGGATGTATGGATTTGTTCAAGATAAGACTGAACACGCAAGGAAGTTTGCGTATGTTTTGAAAGATGCAATTAATAATTTTTGGGAACCACCAGTTCAAGCTGGTCTTGCATTTCAAAAACAATATTATGATATGCACTATGATATTGAAACTACTGCAAAACAATGGACAATGATGTTAGAAACAATCAAGAACAATATTGAAAAAACCAAGGAGAAAAAATCATAATGACAAAGAAAGTGAAAATAGAACGTGAACCGATAAAGATAAAGCGAACTCGTAAGATTTCAGAAGAACAACGTGAGGCCCTTCGGGAACGCATGAAAGATATGCGTAAAAAGAGGAAACCGGCAGAATATAAAAATGTGAATGAACGTGTTCTTATTCTTCCAGATGATGACATTTATTCCTTTAAGAACGTTAAGGGATGGATCAAACATAACAAAGAGATGGTTGCCGCTTTAGGTAAGTCAGGAAGAGGTAAATATGTTGGAGAAAAAGAACGTAAAAATGCAGAAATGCAGGCCGCATCTCGTAAAGCATACATTAGATACTGCGAATTTTACTTGAAATCTGGTGATTGGATTGGAATGTTTTCGGGTCAGGATGAAGAACATAAAGTAGTTCCACGATGTGTTGCTATGGCATATTACCCTGACGGTACACCTAAGAGGTCTGTGGGGGTATTTTATCCAGATATTGGTGTAGTATGGTCAAAGGGAATGGATGAAACAGAATACGGAACTTATGAAAATAGAGAATATGCAAAGACCGAAACAGTTGCATTGACAGATAAACAATTTACAGGAGAAGTTTGATATGGCAGAATTTAATATTTTAGAAACCCTTGAGTTGGTTGGTAAGGCCAAGACAAGAGAAGAGAAACGACAAATACTCACAGATAGAGATAATTTTGCAACTAGGGCATTGTTGCAATTACATTATCATCCAGACGTTAAATGGCATCTTCCGCCTGGAAAACCACCATATACGCCAGGACAGGTAGCCGATTCAACTCCGAACTCCCTTCATTTTGAAGTAAAAAAGTTTGATTATTATGTTGATCCAAGTCCTCATGATCTTCCTATGCTCAGAAGAGAATCGATGTTTGTTGAACTATTAGAACGAGTTGACCCAAACGATGCAAAACTCATTATTGCTGTCAAGGATCGAAAATTGTCTTATAAGGGATTATCCTATAAATTGGTTAAGGATACCTGGCCAGATCTTCTTCCAGATATTGAAGAAAAGGAAGAACCACCGGCTAAGAAGGACAAGATTGTGAAAAAGGATACCACTCCAACGACAAATAGTGGAGGCGTAGATTGGTAACAAAGCCGTTGTTGAACGATAAAATTGCATAAATATAACTACATTTGGTTGATGAGTTTTATATTTCATGTTTTAGTGAATGAATTTAATAACCAAAAAAAGGTACAAGTATGGTAAAGATAGTAAGGGTGTTCCTTGCTCTGTTTGCTACACTATGGTATACTACTTCACCGCTTAATAGTAATGCACCTACTCAAATATGGAAACCAACCATAGTTATGAGTAAGGCTGTACCAGACTATTACAAACCTCTTGAATTTGACAAAGTAAAATATACATCAGCAGATGTTCTCTGTTTGGCGAAAAATATTTACTTTGAAGCAGGAGTGGAGAGTACAGCAGGGAAATTAGCAGTAGCGAATGTTACGATTAATCGTACATTACGTGATAATTATCCCGATTCCATATGTGGAGTAGTGCATGAGGGCATACATCGTTATAATGAAAGAATGGGCGAACATGTTCCTGTGAGAGATAGATGTCAATTTAGTTGGTATTGTGATGGATTGGGGGATAATCCAAGAGAAGGTAGAACGTGGAAATCTGCACAAGAACTTGCAAAAAAAGTTCTTATTAATCATTATGACAAAGCATTAATCGATATTACCGATGGTGCAACACATTATCATGCAAATTGGATGGAAGAATATCCAAGATGGAGTAAAACGAAAAAAGTGATGGCCTCGATAGATAGACACATTTTTTATGGTCGAAAATTGTAAAAAAACGTGAAAAAAACTTGACATTTTTGTTCTAATAGGTTATAATATACATGTAACACTAGAAAAAGGAGCAAAAAATGAAACATTTAGTACTTACATTATGGTTTGTTCTGTTTTTGAGTTTATCAGCATTAGCAGGAGTTGAATATGTGACAGAACAGGTCTGTCACGCAATGGATGGATGTTGGTTAGATACAAAAACTGGCGAGTGTCCAGATTGTGTAATTGAAAAACGAGAAGTTGTTCATACACATGAAGAGACACCTGTAATAGTAGAAAAACCTGTAATAGTAGAAAAAAAGGTGGCAATTGAAGAATCAATTAATGAACCAGTTGTCAGATTCAAACCTAAAAAGAAATGGACTTGTATTATCAAGCCATGTGATTTTATTGATTCAAATGGTAATTTGATTGATGAATCATAAAAAGGACAACAATTAAAATGCCTTATTATGACTACGTTTGCGAGAAATGTGGTGAGGATTTTGAAGAATCTTTACCCATAGCTCGGAGGGATGAACCCACCAAAAAATCATGTCCAATTTCTGACTGTGATGGTGAAATTAAAATGATGTTTGCAAAACCATTTGTTGGTGATCCTTGGCATTTTGCAAGGAAAAAAGTCGATGATGGATTCAAAGACAGACTTAGAGAAATAAAAAGCAAACATTTGCACAGTACAATAGATGTACATTAAATATGAAACAATTTAATTATGATCTTCTTGAAAATCGAAAAGATCAATTAGAACAAGATAATTCAAGTGAAGATAGGGTATATCATTCTCCGAATGGTACATATCCATCTATTACTAATCTTCTTTATCATATGATTACCAAACCAGGCATTGAAGCATGGAGAGCGAAAGTTGGAGAAGAAGAAGCAAATAAGATTTCTGGACGAGCTGCAAGGCGTGGTACTAAGGTTCATGGAATACTTGAAAAATATTTGCGTGGTGATGAAAACTATTTAAGAAAAGAAACTGGTGGAAGTGTGATGCAAGATCACAAAGAAATTGTTCTTGCAGGCATACCACAAATTGATGCAAGGATTGACAATGTTCGTGGAATTGAATTGTCGATGTGGTCAGATCACCTCAAGGTTGCTGGAACTGCGGATTTGATTGCAGACTATAATGGTGAACTTGCAGTCATTGATTGGAAGACAGGAAGTTATGTCAAAAAAGATGAATATGTTTTTCATTATATTTTGCAAGGAACAGCATATTGTCATATGTTGGCCGAAATGTATAACTTGGTTCCGAAAAAAGTTGTGATTTGTACACTTATTCGTTTTAATGATCCAAAAAAACCAGTACCATTTATGGATGGTGATAAAGTTGTAGATTTACTTATTGATTGGAAAGAATATAATCCTGAAGATTATGTTGATGAACTTCTCAAAGTATGTAAAGGATATCATTTTAGTAAAAATGGATAAGATAAATATTTACGATATTGTTGACATTAGTGAAATAGACTAGACAAGACGCCGGTTCGATTCCGGCCGCCTCCACCAAGAACCTATGAGTAGTATATTAGACAAAGAGTTCAGTATCCTTGAAAGAAAGCCTGTATCTTACAGAATGAGAGCAAGAGATGAGGCCGGAAAACACTACAAGAAACCCAAGAAACTGAAAAAAGAACATTTCCGTGAAGATTGGGATGCAGATTTGTGGGACTGACTCGTAGGTTGTTGATGGGGGCGAATTAGGAAATCGATTGTTAGTGGTAAAGACTAAGAGAGATATCCAGTTGAGCAACGACTGTGAATGTGCAACAACCATAATCGCAAATAATTCCGATTATACTTCCGCATCGGTTTACTACGCAATTGCTGCGTAGCCGATAGCCGAGTTAGGACTTCGGTTCGGGGGATCACTTGGGAACAGAAGAATCCCCCTCTAACACACACAACACACACATAGAAAGGAATATTATGTCTAATCCATATGAATTACGATTTAGACTTTTGGAAATGGCACAGGGCTATCTCCAAGATGAATTATCAAGAAAAAATAACTTTGCTATTGATGCATGGGAATTTGCAAAAGAGCAAGGCGATGCAAATATGAAGTTGTTTGAAGAACTTCAGCCAGATTCTTATTCCATTGAGGATATTAAGAAGAAGGCTACAGAACTCTATGAATTTGTAGAGAAGCAGTAATTAGCGAGTTTGGGGGGAATCACTTAGGAACAGAAGAATTCCCCCATTATATTTTAGAGTTTTATGACATTTGAACCGAAAATAAGAAGAGAATTTCTTGACGAGGAAACTTGTTTTAATATAATTTTAAAAAATTATCAATATGTGCGGGCCGCACCAGTAAATGATCGAGGAATAGTTAAAGAACTTAGAAATTCTAGTTGGTATAATTATAAAGAAGAAGAGTTAATAAGTAAACTTTATGAAATTAGTGATAAAGATGAATTAATAGGATTGGAAAGTAATTTAGCATTACAATTTTCTGAATATAAAGTAGGACAATGTTTTCATTGGCATAATGATAAAAGTAAAATTCGTTCACATATAATATTACTTAATAATGATTTCACTGGTGGTGAATTAGAATTTGAAGGGCTGAATGATTTAAAGTTAAATATTGGTGACTGTATTACTTACGATTCAAATATTAATCATAGAGTGAAAAAAGTAATATCTGGAGCTAGATATTCTTTAGTAGCTTGGGCTTATGATGATGATAAAATTTGGCAAACAGATAAACGATTTAAATAGGAGAAAAAAATGTGTGGAAATG